CGCGTGCTGTTGAAAAAACCCTTAAGGAGATGAACAAATGAGCGGAAAGAAAACACCTGATTACATGATGAGCGCCAGCCGCCTGCCTGCGCTGCTGGGCCTGTCCAAGTATCAGACACCCAATGATGAGCTGCAGTTCTCAATCAATGCGGCCAAGGGTGTGCCACGCGAAGACAAACAGAATGAAGCAATGGCCTGGGGCGACCGGCTTGAGTCCATGATCCTGCGGGAAACTGCCAAGCGGCTCGAGCTGTTCGAGCTGTCCACCGAGTTTGATTCGGCATTCTTCCACGACACACTGCCGCTAGCCTGCAGCTTGGATGGCTACGCGCATGGCCGTGGCCAGAAGATCCGTACCGACACTGACGCAGGCATCATCGTGGTCGGCCAGGATGAGATCATGCTCGACGGCTTTGGTGTACTCGAGGCCAAGCTAACCGCCGTGGCACCGGAGGAGATCCCAGCTCTGTACCGCGGGCCAGTGCAATTGCAGGCACAGATGGACATTATGCAGGCGAAGTGGGGTGCGCTGGCCGTGCTGTACCAAGGCACCACCTTGCGCATCTTCCTCTTTGAGCCACACCAGCAGACCCTGTACACCATCAAGACAGCCGTGCTGGAGTTCCAGAACAAGCTCGAGAAGTACAAGGCCACAGGCGAGATCGACTTCTACCCGCCGGCCAATCCCAAGGATGCCGACCGTATGTACCCAGCAGCCGACGAAAACGTGGTGGTCAACCTGCCTGGTCGAGCCGAGCAATTGGTCGATCAGATCGTGACCGCCAACGCTGACATCAAGGCAGCCGAGGGCCGCCGCAGCGAAGCTGAAACTGAGCTGAAGGCAATGATGGGCCAAGCTGCCAAGGCCAGCATCGGACGCTTTGAGATCCGCTGGCCAATGCGCAGCTACAAAGCCACAGCAGAAAAGGTTGTGCCTGCGAAGGATGCGTACAGCATCAGGCAGTCAACGCTGTCGATCAAGGAGATCGCATGATCTGGCGTGACCCAACCAAACTTGAAGAAGCACACGCACGCGCTGTCGTTTCGCTGCTGAACACCATACCCAAGTGCAGCGAAGAAGAAGCCGAGGAGATTGTCGAGGCCTTCACCGCTTTGATTCTGTACACACTGCAAGCCTTTTTACCCTCACAAGGAGATGACGATGCAACTAACCACTAGACAAGGATTCGCACCTACTACCTTTACCGAAGCCAGGCAGTTTGCCGAAGAACTGGCATCGTCCAGCCTAGTACCCAAAGCCTACACCGGCAAGCCGCAGGACATACTGGTGGCCATGCAGTGGGGCGCTGAGATTGGCCTGGCACCGATGCAGGCACTGCAGAATATCGCGGTCATCAATGGGAAGCCCAGCGTCTACGGTGACGCAGCAATGGCCCTGGTGCAGGCATCGCCACACTGCGAGGACATCGAAGAATACTTTGAGAATGAGAACACGCCAAACCCGACAGCAGTCTGCGTGGCCAAGCGCCGTGGCCGCAAGCCGGTGGTCGCTAAGTTCTCTGTCGAGGATGCCAAGCGTGCTGGCCTATGGGGCAAGCAAGGCCCGTGGCAGGCGTACCCAAAGCGCATGATGCAGATGCGGGCCAGAGGCTTCGCCTTAAGAGATGCCTTTCCTGACGCGCTCAAAGGCTTGATCACCGTCGAAGAAGCGCAAGACTTTCCAGATGAGGCAAAGCCACGGCCACCGAAGGATGTCACACCACTGCCTGCCAATCCGCTGGACATGATCCCGCCACCAGCTCCGCTGCCCACCGAAGATGAGTATGTGCCAGACCTGGATGAGATCAATGCTGAGTTGCAGAATGCGGCTGCCGAATCTGCAGAACCTGTTGCAGAACCTGCTGTGCCTGAAGGCCTGCTTCTGCTGGTGCCAGGGAAAGGTGAAGACAGTGAGCCGCGCATTCTGTCAGGCCACAACAGCCAGCAAGAATGGTCGGATGCCTATGAAGCAATCGCTGAGAAGACGCTCACCGCAGGTAAGGCACCCGAGCGCCAGCGAATGACAGCGCTGCGGCAGTTGAAGGAGGTCAACAAGGACACCATCGACAAGCTAGACCTGGTGGCCAAGACCAAGCACACCGAACACTACCAGCGCAGGCTTAAGATCTTGGGTGCCACCATGAATGACAAGGAAAAAAATCCCGGCGAGTAACCGGGAAAACCCGCTGATCCACCTTGGTCGCGCAGGAGTGGCGCTGGGTCAGCGGGGGGTGTTCCTCAATGCTTCGTACTGTTTGACGCAGGTGTCGAGGGCTGCTTCGAGTCTTGCTGCGTCGGCGGCGTACCTTGCAAGAAAGACTGCATCTCCGCTTGCCAAGTCCTTGCCGGACGCTCCACCGCTAGGGCAGGCGGCACTGGACACGGCACCTGCTTGGGTGGCGGGGCGCTCGGCGCGGTTGCGCAAGCTGTCAACCAGCTTGTTAGCCCGACTATCAATATCTTTGATCCTCGCATTGGCATCCTCTCGTAGTTGATCAGCCTGGGCCTGCAGTGCCTGTTCCTTCTCACGCGCAGCAGCCTGGGCAGCCGCATACTCAAGCGCGAGTTTAGCCTTTTCCTGATCCCACTGCGCCTGTACCTCGGCCTTGCCCGCTGCCGAGCCCTTGACGTAGCCGCCAGCGCCAGCAACGGCGACCGCAATAACGGCACCGGCAATGAAATAAGGATTCATTTCGGCGGCACCTTGGTGCCTTCGAGTTTCTTATGCACCTTCACATCGCGGCAAACCTGCTTCTTGGTCTTGGGATCTTCCCGGCAGACCTTCTTTACTTCGCCACCGGCAAACGCAATAAGTGGAATAAACGCAATAAGTGCAATGAGTTTCTTCATGTCAAATCTCCGGTTGTGGTGCTGCTGGTGGTGCTGCCTTGCCATTGAAGCCGGTAACTACAGGCGCTGCAGGCTCGAGCTGCGGCTCCATGCGCACAGGTGCGTGGGTCGGTGCCGGTGCCTTCGAAGCTGGTGGCGGTGGGTCAGTCCAATCGCTAGCCTTGGATACGCCAGGTGGTGGGTCGATCAGCTTGGCCACGCCGTCCTTGCCCTTGATGGCCAGCAGGGTAGCCAGCGCACCCAGGATGTACTTGGACATATCCGACAGCAGCATAAAGAATTGCTTGTCCGCTGGGGCAATGCCGGTCATTGGCTGGGTCACAAAAACCACCGAGTACATGGCCAAGCTCGACATCATCAGCAGCACCATGCAGAAGGTTGCGCCAATAATTAGCTTGATGACTGAGTCAATCAGATCTGGTGTCCACTTCACTTTTGTTCCTCCTGTTTGAAGTCAGCCGCAGGTACGAGTTGGTCGGGGCAGGTACCAGTGACAGCACAAGTAGGCCTTTGGCATTCAGGCTTTGCCCAGTTCTTATTGTCTTGACAGACATAACGGAACCGATCCTCACAGCCAAAAAGCAGCAGAAAAATTAGCAGGTATCTCATCACACCCCCAAGACATGAAGCGCGTGCTTGTAATGCTTGATCCGGTCATTCAGACCTATGGTGCCGCCATTGATCCGCTTGGTCAGCGTCAGAATGTCGCCAGCGTCAGCCCACTGATTGAGTTTGTTGGTTTCCCAAAACCAACACGCACTCTGAGCTGCTCCTTCGAAGCAAGAAAGGTACTCAGGCACCTCGGTAATCTCGAGCGGCCTGTCATCCACCTCTATGCTGTCGGCAAAAGCCTGGTAATTAGATCGACCGGTAAGTTGGATGAGGCCACGGCCACAATAGCGAAAGCCATCGCCACTAGACTCATCGCCATTGCCCATGCGGCCAGCGTATATGCGGTTCGCAATAGCTTCTTGCCGGTTGGGTTTGCTGGCATATTCTTTGGCGACATCATCTGTAGAAAAATATTTTGGGAATAACCTGCGCAGGGTTTCCCACTTGTAATTGAGATTCTCTTTCAGCGTGGTGAAGTTGCCAGACTCATGCGCACACTGTGCAATGAAGGCAGCAATCCGCTGCGGGGTGTTGATGTCGTAGTCAGGCAGCAGTTGCTCGAGCGCGTTGTGCCAGTAGCTAACGTGCTTGTTGCCTGGGATCATCTGCTTCAGTTGGCTTTCAGTCAGCATCAATTACCCCTGTATAGATTTCGTTCCTCTAGTATTTCACGCCTCAATTGTTTCATCTTCTTTACTTCATACACGGCAGCCTGCGTGGCAAAGTGTAGGTCGTACAACATATATCCAATGATGGGCATGACGATAAAGAAGCAAAGCAGCACAGCCATTACCGTAATCAGTAGTGACCAAGGGATGTTCTCATCATCGCGCTTCTGGTTGTCAGCCACATTACCAGCACTCCCCAAAGAATTACGAAAACGGTTGCTGAGATCCATGTTGCTTTGGCCTTTAGTTCCGCTATTCTTTTTTTGCGTCGCCATCTCGCCATCTGAATCAGTCTAAGTTCTTCTGCGTGCGCCTCATCCTGCTCGGCTACAATGGTTTCCCACATATCAGAGAACTTTCCCCAAAGTGAGCCCAATTCTGGCGGGCTGCGGAACACCATGGTTTCTCGTATCTCTGCCAGCATGGCATCCAGCCGTGTCGTGATAATGATTCGACGCAGCGCTCGGCGGCCAATGCTTTCCTCGCCCTTGTAAACCTTCTTGCTCTCCATCTGTTCAGCCAGCAGCGCCTTGCTTAGTGCATCGTAGCTGTCCATCAACGCACCCAACTGGTTACCGATCTCGGTATACACATCATTTGGGTCAGCCTTTGCAATCTCCTGGACGCGCTGCACCTCGGCGTTGTACTTCTGCTTCTGCTCGACTGTCGGATTGCCACCAGTTACCTTATCGAACTGCGCCCGCAAATCCTTCAGTACCTCTGATACCTCCCCGCTTGCGTTTTTTATGTCCTTGTAAAGTTGGCAGCCCTTCTTGACCGCCGCGACCGCAGCGTTTGCAGCAGCAAGTAGCGTTAGCGGATCCACACATCAGAACAAGTGGAGCTGCTTCTTCATGCTAATGATCTCTTCGCGCAAGGCATCGTTCGCTTCCTCGCACCGACGGTTCTGCTCCTCGACAGCAGCCAGCCGTTCAGACAGGCGTGACACTTCTTCGCGCAAGGTAGTGACTACCTGCGCCCAAGCCGCGCCAGTAAGATCAGCCGCATGGTTGTTGCGGTTGTCGGCCTTCACCTTCTGGTACATACCCCAAGCACCGGCACCAAGGCCAGCAATGCCAACGGCAATCTTTGTAATTAAGTCTTCCATGATTAAAGCGCACTAATTTGTGATGTAGTTAATGTAGCAATGTCGGTGCTGGTCAATGCAGCAATCTGCTCGCTCGTCAAAGCATCTGCCTGCTGGCTTTCCAACACCGCAACTTCTGACGTTGCTGGCAGCGCGTACTCTACCCATTGCTCGGATGACTGCGACCACGACCACTTGTAGCCCTCACGATCTTCTGGCTTTGGATCACGGATAACCCATCCCGGTGGATACCACCAGACCACTTCTTTGCCTTCAGGTGCATCAGGCGCATCAGGTACTTCAATCCAGCCTTCTGTACCGTCTGTCTCTGGCTTTGGAATACTTCCGTTTTTAGAGTAGAGCATGAGTCACCTATTGCAAAGCAAAAGCAGAAGTAGGAGCCGTGAAGTTACTGGTGTAACGAGCAAATTGACTCACTCGCAAATCATCAATAAATCCATTCAAAGTATTAGCCCCCGCCGAAGTCGCTCCAATACCAACGATTGCTGCTGAAATTGCAGAACCCATAGTTCCAGTCCCAGAAGACGCTTGGGACGTTCCATTTACATAAACCGTCCATGTATTACCAGAAGTCTTTGTGATAGCAACGTGATACCAAGTGTTTGTTGAAATTGGCGCGGTAGTTGTATCTCTGTAAGCACTTCCAGTTTGAATGCCAATATTTCCAGCAGAATTCAAATAAATAAGCAAAGAGGCCGCAGCGTTAATCGTAAACAAATTTGAATAGGTAGATGGCAACGACGGAACTCGAAGCCAAAACTCAATAGTTGCATCTCCATTCAATGCAAAATTGGGAGAGCTAGGTATTAGTAAATAATCCCCAGTTCCATCAAACGAAATAGAGCTACCACCAAACTTACTCTGCGTCGTGCTTATCTGCGCGTTGCCTACTGTCTCTAGGTCGTTCTTGGCAGTAGCGTCTGTGATGCCAGCGTTGGTGAAGTTGAGGAGGAAACTTGTGTTGGTGATGGCTGTAGGTGGTGCGGTAGGAATGCCAGAAGGCGCTTGCGCAGTTCCTTTTAAAATTCTCAACCCTGCAATATAGCCGGGCCAAGTACTAACTCCGGTCGGAAACGCTCCAACATAAGCACCGGTAACAGTAAAGTTTGTTGTGTCGGTGTATTGGAATGTTTGAGAACCGTTTACATAAGTTTTAAGGTTATTTGAACCACTCCCAGAACGCACTACTGCAATGTGATACCAACTATTAGCCGATAGCGAAGAACCGGATAATAGAGTAAGCGTTTTTGTTCCATTGACATCCCACACAATGTCATTAGAAGTTGTTGTTTTATATACTTGAAATGCTCCAACAGTATTTGAAGCAGAAAATATTTGGTAGAAACTACCAGTGCTTAAAGCTGTAAGGTAAAACCAGCACTCAAACGTAAAGTCTCCAGTTCCAAAATCAGCTACCGCAGCGGTTGCATTTGCTAGGTAATCCCCATTCCCATCAAAATACCCACTACCACCTACAGTAGCCGCATCGTATGCAGCAGTAGGAGCGAATGGGCTGAAGGCTTGGACGGATGGGGTGCCGTTGACTGTGATGGAAAAAGCATTGCTGCTGTTATCAACGAATCGATTACTCTGGCAGGTAAGCAATTCAACGTCTGTTGCAGAAGCACCCTGACTAGTGGTCGTTAATGGCGATGTGCTTGGCGTAAAGTTGCCTGTGTATAACGCTGCACCTTTAGTAAATCGCAGGTTTGAAATGTATCCATTGAAATCTTCTGTAGCACCTCTGTTAGTACCAATCCTTACTTCTTCAGTTTGCGTAAAGTCTGTGCTGACAGTTCCTTGCCCGTCTTGAGTTCCATTAATATATAGCTTGGTTTGGTTTGTTCCTGTTCCTTCTCTTACAACAGCAACGTGCGTCCATGTGTCCGCAGATATAGTCCCAGTTGAGTCAATATTTGTAGTTGTATGAGTAAACCGCAATACATTAGTAGACGTAACTTGAAACACAATGCCAGTTGATGCCCCGCCTTTTGCATAAATGGTATGAGCAGCACCAGAAGCACCTCGATAAATCCACGCCTCTAACGTGAAAGTTCCAGCGCCGGGACGTAGTACAGCATTGTCAGCCACAGACAAATAATCATCTGTGCCATCAAAATAATTACTCCACCCAGTCTGGCTAAACGGCGAGAACGTACCCTGCGTCGTGTTGCCGTTGCGGGTAATGGTGAAGTTATTAGTAGACGAGTCTAGGAACGTGTTGTTCTGCGCTCCGTTAGTACCATTTCCGGGCAGCAGTAACGTGACACGGTTAAAGAACTCATCGACAGCAACAGCTATTGCGGACTTAGCCCCCAACAGCATATTCATGACCCCACTCATGACACGTTTCCTGTAACGACGCAGACTGTGCCGCTGATAAACAGGATCGTCGCAACGCCTCTAGTCGCCAATGTCATCGTGTCCTTGTCTGTATTCGTGCCTGCGATGTAGGCCGTGGTGATCGAACAGGTGATCGTGATGTTGCCGGTCGTGTTGTTGAAGATTGATACGATGTCACCAGCAGCGAATGTCGAGTTCGGGATCGTGATTGATCCGCTAGTGCCGACACCCACAAACTCACCAATGTCGGTAAGTGCTAATGTGTATGACGTAGTTTTGTCTGAGCCAGATTGCGGAACATTCCTGTACCCAAGCGTTGAAGCGTCAGGTGGCAAGGTGTATGTGTTGGTGCCAGCAGCAGCAGGCGCGTTGAGCGTTGCAGTACCTGACGATGAGCCAGCCAGTTTTAGCCTGGTCGAGTTGAAAGTCTGGTCTGCGGTAAATGTTTGAGCTGCGTCAGTAAGCGCAAAGTTCTGTCCGATGATTGTGTCACCAGACTGAAGCTCTTGGATGGTGGTGCCGTTAAGCACCAGCGGGTATCTTGTTGCCATGATGATTTCCTTTAGGTTACTGGTACGTTGACGGTTGAACCTGCACGATTAGTCACCGCCAAGAATCCATTAGTCAGCGGAACACTTACACCGCTGCCTGATCGGTTTGTAACAGTGAGCGTTGTTGCACCACCGCCGCCAATCGCGCCCCATGCGGTGCCATCGTATCCTTCAAACGAATCTGAATCTGTATTGAATCTGAAATAACCAGCGGAGGGTGAGCCGTCACGCTGGGCATCCGTACCAGATGGGATCACCGCAGAGCCGGTCGAGCTGGTCTGCACGACACCACCGCTTGCAGTAAATGCAGCCGCATTCCAAGCGGAGCCCGTCCAAACGTAAAGCTGGTTGCCTGTAGTGTTCCAGTACAAGGCACCGGTCAGCA